CGATTTCAACATAATCAATATCTTTAGTATAACTAGAACTTATTGCTGGGAATTGTTGAATTGAGCGATAAGGAGATAATACATTAGCGTTTGGTATGTTAGAATTACTACTACTATAAGGTAAAACAATATTTTGTTGTTTTATTTTATCTGAAATAGCGTTTTGAATACCTGCTGGTACTTGATCAAAATAAAATACTTCTTGGTTTGAAATAAAATCATAACTTCCACTTAAGTAAAAATTACTAGTTCCAACAAATGAAGAGGTAGGTACCCAAGATCCTGTTACTTTTGGATGAACAGAAATAGAAGCAGTATATAATTCACCTCCTAAAGTAGCTCTAAATGCTAAGTTTTCACTTGACTCAATTGAGTAAGGATTCATTACATAAGCATCAAAATTACTTTCAGATAAAGCTGATTTGTAGTATCTAATTTCTTGGAATGAACCTGAGAATATTTTACCTGCTAATGAAGATGAAATACCAAAGAATGATTTAGTACTATTGTTCCAATTAGTAACTGCTGTTGTTACGGATGAAGATGCTTGCCATCCTATAGTATTACCATCTTCACCATTATAATTTTTATCCTTAGCGTATAATGTGTAATTGGTTCCTTGTTTATTTACTAAAACAGACCACCATCCACCATTATAAAAAGGTAAATAAACACTTGCTGATGTAGATAATGAAGTATCGTCAGGGATAAATTCTAATAAGGCATATTGATAGTAAGGATCTAAAGGACCTCCAGAATAAGGAGCTGTAGTGTATCCGGATCCGGTATATCTTAATCTGATGTTAACACCATTATCTGTTGACCATAAACTTTGAGAATAATATCCTGTATCTGTTGGTAACCCGGTTGTTTTAAATCTAAATTCTACAGCTTGAGGATTATCACTTAAAGAATTCCAATCTGTATTTAATTCCCAACTTGAAGTTATGTATGAAGACCCACTAGTATAAAAAGCATAATTATATTCATTTTGCCAATTATCAAAAGTATTTTTATCTTTATCTTTACCTCCAAATTCATTAATTCTTAAAACAGTATCGGGAACACCAAAAGTATTAATTAAAGATCTTAAACCAGCAACAGTTCCTTTAGTTTTAAGTAAATAAGGTAAATTATTATATATACGTTTATATTGTTCTTTATTAATATCATCTGTAGGCATCAATGAAGATGTAGATGAAGCAGTAATATAAGTTGTTATATATTGAAGGAAAGATCCTGTTGGTACGGGGTATTGAGTTGTGGTAAATGGTAAGTTATATAAACTACCAGACGATGTTAAACCAATTAAACCTTGATATACATCATTAGATGAAAAATTGTTTTGATAAATATTAACACCAGCATCTCTTAAAATATCAGCAACCAAATCTTTAGAAACACCATAAGTTAAACGGTTATCTGAATCAAACTTGGTAGTAATATTTTGTAAATAAACAAAAACTTCATCAAAAAGTTGACCTACCATTTCAACAAATAATTCAAATTGAGCATTTTCACTATCTTCTCTAATATACGAAGGAATAGCTAATACTAAAGAATTATTGTTTTCTGAATCATAGTTTTCTGCTACTAGAGACTGAGAAGAAAACCAGGTAAGTCCAATAGTTGAAGTTGTTGTTACATTTGTATAAGGGGGAGTATTTCCCGTTTTAGGCCAACAAGTTGAACCGGATTCGTAATACAAATAATACTCATATCCATCAAATCCAGTAATAATTTCATCAATTTTGTTTTGCCAAACTATATTACTAGAGGAAACATATTGAGAAGTACTAGAAGGCCCATTAGACAAACTAGCGCTATAATTGTATTTTTCTAATAATTGTAATTTGTAATAAAAATTTTCTAATCTTGTTTGTGCTGATGAAAAATGGATAAAATTAGAATAATCAGAATAATCAATATTAATTTCAATACCTGTTTCTACTAATAAACTATTTAATTGGTATTTTAAACTTCCTGTTCCTTGAGAAAGGGAGGAAGTTGAAGAAGTTAAAGCATTATAATTAGCATAAGCTGTAGAATTATTTATTTGATTCTGAATATTTAAATTAAAATTGGGTCCTTGTAAAGGAATACCAGGAACTTTAGAATCAAAAATAAAAGATATATTTACTTTATAGGCTACAGAATTGCCTACTTGAATTACAACCCAACATAGTGAGTTTATATCAAATTCTTGAGGAAGAGCCTCATATAATTTAATAAGTACTGTAGGGTTATCTGGGTTTGAAGTATCTAGTAAAGCATTATTAGCAATAACCAGTCTATTTTCACCAAAATCTAAATAAAAATCATAGTAACTTCCAGTAGAATTTTGTATATTAGATATTAATTCTTGAGCTGAGGATATTACTAAAGAATTAGGGATTGAAGTAGTGTCTAATCTTATTTCTGTTCTATCGGAACTAATTTGAGATATAAAATATACTCTTTGAGGAGTAGATCCTAATATAGGACTAACAAAATTATATAATAAATTATATTCTCCTTCATCAATACCTTGAGAAAGCAAATCATTTTCAGGATCAATAGTTACAATACCATTATTAATAGAATATTGAGGGTAGTTATTGATATAAGAAACTAACTGATTATTAGAGTCATATAAAGAAAACTCGATAACATCTTTTGAAGGGTCGAATTGGGTTTGAACATCAAAATTAGTAATTAAAAAAGCATCACTAAGTGAATAGTCTTGATAATCAAAAACTTGAGCGGTTGTATTATTAATATTAACTATTCTTTCCATTATATACTTCCGGAGGTTAATTGGGTTATAAGATCAAGGTTTTCTTGTCTTAATTGAGTAACTTCATCAATTAAAGCTTGTATTGTTTCCTCATCACTTGAGTTTTGTCCAATATATAATTGACTTGTTTTTATAAGGTATTCATGAGAATTTGTTTCTCCAAACTTAGGTATCTGATAGAATATTTCTTGGTAATTATTAAAAAATTCTGCTGTTGAAATTGAGGGAATTGAAACGGGATCAACAGGAGCCGGAGTAACTAGTTGAGTAAAAGAAGTATCAATAACTCTTTCATATTGATTTTTTGCAAATACTAATTTACTTAAAGGAATTTGATTAGCCATTATCCGTTAATTACTTTAAAATAATATTGATCACTAAACACTTGTGTTGTTCCCCCTATATTACTTTGAATTAATATTTTATAATATCTCTCTGGTTGGAGATAATTCATATGTAAATCAAAATAACTAGACTGTGAATCAGCGCTTAATTTAGTATAAGTTTCATCAAATTCAACTATAAATTCATTAGTTTCTAAATCCTGGATAGCATAATAAGAAGCTGTTGGTAAATAATAGTTGTTTAAATAAACAGAACTAGTAGTCCATATCTGTTCAGGGAATTCAGGTCGAGCATTTATCCTAAATCTGTTTACACTTTCACTATAAAAAACTCCAGCATTTTGAGCAACGTTTACTGTTGCGGGTAATGAGTTTAAAATTGTTTGAGTTGAAGATCCTGTATTCCAAGTAAAATCATCCCAACTAAATTGTAAAGCTGGAGGGTAAATTGTATTTGTGTCTACAGAAAAATATTTTAATTCGGGTTGATAATTTTTATTATCTACCCATTCTGTTCTTTGTTTTAAAATAAACCCATAATTGGGGAATTGTGGAGCTCTTGAAGCTGAAGGATACCAAGCATCTATGGTATTAGTTACATCTAAATTAAGATCTTTATTTTCTCTAAAACTAAAGGTAACGGAAGCCGAATATGATGGATTTGGCCACCAAACACCTCCTCCGGGTGGGACCCAATAAGCCCAAGAAGCAGTAGCTGCTGCTGGGATAGTAGCTGTCCATTTATTACTTCCAGAGATATCTTGCCAAATCCAAGAAGTACCATCACTTGAAACGGGTTCATCTAAGTATCTACCTGTTCCCATTGACCAGTTTTTAGCTACGGGAAAACAATCTACAGTAGTATCTACTCCCAATCCAGTAACAGTAGATACAAAACATTGTAAATTAGATTTCCAACTTCCAGAATCATATACACCTTGGGGGATTTTATTTAATACAGATAATATATCTTCCTCTGAAAATTGTATTAAGAATCTACTAACTTGAGGATAGGCATCAGCATAAGCAAAAGTTGTAAGAGTTGCTTCAACTATTTCATCTAATCCTGTATTCATACTAGGAAATAAGGAATATAGGGTTGCGTCTTTTTCAGGGAATATTTTAAATACTGCCATTTTGTTTTTATTATAAAGGTACTATTCGGCCTTGGATATCGGTATTGGGATATTTAACTTCAAAAATACTAGGATCCAATGAAGGATAAATTACATTAGCTTGAGTAGCTCCAGAGATATTATAAGCATATTTTGAATATCCTAAACTCTCTCCTACTAAATTGTTAATATTAATGTTTTTAACTGTTTGTACTCCTTCAATTTTATCTAATAAAACATAAATATCTCTTAGTACAATAGGTTGATTAATTTGCCAATTATCTACTATAAAATATTCTCTTAAAGCAGCTATACATTTTGTTAAAATTTCATTACTATTATACTCAGGTAAAACAATTATATCAAAATTTACTCCAATATTAATAATAAAAGCATCTTTAATATTAACAGAATCATTTACCATTCTATATTGAGATAAGTATGTAGTAACGTTTTGTTTTAAAGCAACGGAGGCATTGGTTAATTGATTGTCTACGTTATAAGACAATATATATAAGTCTAAAACGGATTGAGATTCACCAGCGGATAACGATTGAGCTTTGGTAGGTTCAATATATGCCTTTGAAACAACTCCATACTTAGCCGGCATTGAAAGTGCTCTAACTAAATAATCATTTTGAGTTACGTTACGTAATTGTGTTGCAAAGTTAGCAGAAGCATTTTGTCTAATTTCTTCAATTGTATCTCCATCACCCCCACCATCTGCTGCTGAAGGATTAATTACTGAAAGGCTACTAAATACTGTATTTGCGGTAACGGTATTTAGGTTAAAATTTAAAAATGAAGGAGTGCTATTTAACTGAGTTAAAGTATTAGCAGCCACATTTGCTTCTACACCCCCACCAGTTAAATATCTAACTGTTAGAGTAGTATTTGAAGGTGCAATACCATACGTTTTAGTAAATAAAAAGTTATCAGGAGCAAAAGCGGTAGTAAGTTTAGTTTTTTCAAAAGGTAAACCAATACCCACATTATTAGGATTAGGGGTGATTTCTTCATCAGTATCTAAAACAGTTCCAGCTCCGAATTGAAGTTGAAGAGAACTAGGATTAGTTACACGAGTAGAAAATCTACGTTGTACTTTATCTAATTTTAAAATATAAGGGGTATCTCCAGAATATTGTGATAAATTAGGATCATTAACGTTAGTATTTTTTATAGAATTAAATACCATTTCTTGACCTAAATAAGGAACTTCATACCATTCTTCTCCAGTAGTATCATCTATAACATCTAATATTCCTATAATTCTATCATCATTGATGCTTACTGTTGAAAAAGAAACAGGAGCTCCAAAACTAAAAGAAGTAGTATTAATTGTAGCCGATATAGCTTTTCTTCTTTTTCTTAATAAGAAATAAGTAGGGTCTCCATTACTATCAACAGAATAAACAGTAACTTCGGTAATATCCCCTGAACTAGAGATTGAAAAATCTATGGGATCTTCTACAATAAAACTTATATTACTATTATTAGGACTATTTACAGTTGAATTTTCAGGAATAAAAAGAGCAAAATCAAAATCAGGAGTTATATTACCTGAGGTTCCTTTTCCTGGTATTTGTTGGTAAAAATCTAAAACAACCGTAGCAGTTTGAGTTACATTTGGTTTGTAACCAAACATATAAGCCAACTCATATAAATTATTAGGTTGACGAGCGTATTGTAAGAAGTTTTCTTGGATTTGGTTATCCATGTAGAAAGATAATACATCCCCTACATAAGCAGCCATCTCCATAAACATCATACCTGGGGATGTTGGGCTAAAGTCTGTATAAGTAGTTGGGAAATAAGTTTTAGCATAGTCAATAAGACTTGCTCTTAACTCTGTAAAATCTTTATTAATGTACTGTATGTTTTTCTTAGTAGCCATTAGGTAAAGGTAATATTAATATTGTCTGAGATTCCTGTATTGATAATACTATATGTTAATTCTACATTTACTTGATAAATATCAGGATTGCTAAATATATTTAATTCCTGCACATTTATGTTAGGGAAATATACATTTAACTGAGATTGGATATCTTGTTTTAATCCTTGTAAATTATTTTCGGCTATTTGTTGAAAAATAAATGCTCTCAAATTAGCACCAAATGTAGGATTTAAATATCTTTCTGGTTGGTTTGTTAAAAAGAAATTGATTAAATTATTCCTAATAGCGTCTTTTGTAGTATAAGTAGTTTTAAATACTCCTGGGGAGTTGAAAGGTAAATTAATCCCTACACCTGTTCCAGGTTTAAAATCTATAGGGAATATTTTTTTAGCTCCAAAAGCCATTATTTTTTCATCATTGCCATTATTTGATCTAATCCTACACTACCTTCTGGTAAACCGCCTTCAGGTCCTTTTGATCTAGGATTAAAATCTCCAGCATAAGCTGTTGATATTGTTCCACCTTTTTTTATTTCACCTAAAATGCCAGAAAACATATCTCTACGTTCTTGAGCAGTTAATTGTCTAGGATTGCTTAATTCCGGTTGGGCATAAACATCTTTAGATTCTGATATAGTATTAGGATTTTCAATATTAGTCGGTACATTGGAACGAGCGGCATCTGAAAGGATAGCTTTTAAATCGTCTTGAATAACGGCTTCTAAAAGAATATCTTTTAATTCTTCTTGAATAGCCTCTTTAACAGCTTCTTTAATTAGTTTTTTGAATTCTGTTGGTTTCATTAGTTATAAATATTAAATAATTACAAAATTTATTGATCATTTATGGTTATGGTTTCTATGTATTCCCATTTATTGCCATCCCACTTATAAATGTCTTCGGCTTGACCACCACCAAGTACTAAAGCTCCTTCTTCACCTATAGTTTTCCCCAAATATCCTAAGGGGTCTGGATTACCTGGAGGGGTTTGGGTTTGGGTTTCAATTTTACGAGGTTTTATAGGAGGTGTATTGACTGGTAAAGGATCATATACTGGGGGGACAGGATTAATTGAAAGATTATCTTTATCTATTATACGTTTAAGTTCATTAATTAATGTTTGATTGTTTGTAGTAAAAGATAATTCAGTTTGAATCATTACAATTCCTTCAGTTGTTTTACCAATTGCTCTTCTGCGGGTTGTAGTAGGAGTATAGGGAACTTCTTCAATTTCTATAATAAATCCTTTATATCCTATCTGATTAGCTGTTTGTTGGGCTTGTCTTTGAGCATTAGCTAAGGAATTAATAGAATTGGCTGTTGGTGTTAAATTAGGATTTAACTGACATATGTTAACATATATATCTATAACATTTAACAAGTTTTTAACTCTTAAAATATAAACAGATAATACAGATATTACTAATGCTGAGCTGCTAATAGTTCCGGTTAATTTAGATAATCGAGAATTACCTTCTTTATCAAAAGTTATTTTACGTATAAAAGTTTGAGCATCATTTAAAGCAGCGGGTACAGCTCCTGGGGTTACAGGAAGTAGTTTAGCAGCTGCTGAAGCTATAATAGCGGCGGTATCTACTGCTGTTATAATTCCTAAAATAGTATTTAAAAAATTAGAGGTACCAGTTATTGAATTACCTAATTTATCTATTTTATTTCCTATATTATTAAGAGATTGAACAATATCATTTCTTAAAGTTATTAATTGGGTTAAAACAGCATCTGAGGGGCATATGTCTATATCTAAAGCTCCAAGTTGATCCATTATTAAAGTTCGTTGTTCTTCAGTAATAGTTAATGAATCTTTATTTTTCTTTTGTTGAATTATAGGTTGAGCTATAGTAAGTACTTCTTGAGGAAGATACTTTTGCATTAAAGATTGAATTGAAGGTTCAATAATTTGGGGGATTTGTGATCCTAAAGCAAATATTAAAGGAGGTAATTTTGATGCTCCTTGAGGTTTTTGATCATCAGGGGTAGCACTTTCTATAATATTAGCATCAACTGTTTTTTCTTCAGCTTGAGCCATTTGTTTTTGAACAGTGGCTTGTTCTGTTTGTCTTTGTTGTTCTAACTCTGGTGGGGTTTGAGTGGGTTGGGGAGGAGTTGGGGCTTTTAATTGTATAAAACTTACAGTTTCATCAACATGAGGTTGTATAACTGCTCTAAGCAAATTTATTCCATCTATAATTTCTCTTTCGGAAGTCCATTGATTTTCAAATTGTTTATTACTATATATACCTTCAGGAGTTAATGGAATAAGAGGTTCTAAATATGCTTTGAGGTTTGGAGTGATATTAGATAAATCATATATAAAATACCAACCACTAAATACACCCCCATCTATATCAATTACTATAGAACCTTTAGGAACTCCATTAAGTAAAAGTTGATAAACATATGAATTTTCAGTCATTATACTGTATAATTATATTTGGACTTTAAGTTATTTAAATTAGCCTGTAGAGCATTTAATGAACTTACTAATTGGGCAGCCGCTATTCTCATTCCTGATAAATCTGCGGGGTTAGAAGATACTGTAGCAGTAGTACAAACAGTAGCAAAAGCTGACATATTAGATATTAATTGGTTTAATAAATTGACTGTTTGATTACCTAATAATAAGGGTTCATTTGCTGATTTAGAACCAATATAAACATTTCCTGATTGGAAAGTAATGGTTGGTGTATCAATATTGACTCCCTCAATAGCATTTAAATTAATAGATTTATTAGAACTTAATAATAAATGATCATCTGTTGTATTAAATACTAATCTACCAGAATTTATAATTACCTGTTTACCAGCGTATTGATTTGGTACTTGAGGAGCATTGTTTTTATAACTAAAATAGTTAGTTGAAGAAGCGTTTAAAGGTACTTTTTGTGTACTTGTTAAATAAATAGAAGCTTCATCATTATTTATATTTTCAGTAACAGGAATCCAACCTTCATCAGATTGTTTACCTTGTCCATTTCTAATAATAGTTATGGGATCTCCGGTAAGTCCAACAGTAGACCAATTATTTAAAGGAATTAGTGGTAAAACTTTAGTAGTAACCGTTGAACCTATTCTAATACTATTACCCCATCTTCCTTCATATATTAAATCTCCTTGGTAAGGTTGAATTGGGTGGATATTACCACGTTCTTCAAATGTACTTCCTAATTCAATTTCTGTAGATTGATTTGTTACTTTTCTAGGACTACCTGCTTGCGTTTGATTATAATCTTTTTGTTGAGATTCTGGAAGTCTATCAGGGAAAGTAGGGTAGGCATTATGGTGTGGGTGGTTCCACATTGCTACAGGACATATATAATATTGATTAGTAAGGGTTGAAATCCCATTTCTTTGAGGCCTACCCCCCATTTCCGTAGAAGGTAAAGTTACAATCCAAACTATTTCTTCTAAAACAGGAATATATTTTATATTTCCAAAATAGGGTTTTGCTGCTACTGGAAGGCTAGGTATGGTTATATCTTCATATAAGATGGTTCCAATTCCATTCCATTTTCCATAGTATTCAAATAAGGGGTGAGTGTCATCTAAAATTACATCTTTTACTCTTCCAGCAGTATATGAAGTAGGAGATGCTGTTATCCCATTAGGAGATTGAGCAACCACATTATTAACAACAGGGGTTATATTATTAGGCGCCTTTACTCCTCCCATTATTTTTCTCCTTTTAAATCATTCATTGCTGCTAACAATTGTTCTTTTTCTTCATCAGAAATAGTTAATGAACCATCAGCGGCTTGAGTCTGCATAGCACGTTGTGCTAAAGCAGCCATTTTAATTAATAAATCATCGTTTTTAACGCTAATTTCCATATATTCCTTAATTAAAGGAACTACTAAAGTAGCATCACCAATATCGGAAATTAACGGTTTTAACTCATTTATAAGAGCTGAAACTTGTTTATCCTTTTTTTGTTGGTTGGTATAAATTTCCTCTAAAATATCGGAAAATTTTTTCTTACCAAATACTATGTTATCGAATTGTGACATAAATATACAATTAGTTTCTTATAAATATTGAAACTAGAAATTTGTATATCCGTGTTCTAAATAAAATATATAATTGTCTTTAAAAATGTCGTAAAGTTGATTAGCTATTTTAGTAATTTTAGGGGTTTTAGCATCAACTTGTTCACGGATATAAATGTAAAGTGCCTTTTTATTAAAGACATCTAAATTTTCTCTTTTTCTAAATAACTCAAGAATAGCATCTGCTATTTGAGCATCATCACCTTTTGGGAATAATTCAAATATATGTTTAGTACAATATTCTGTAAATAAATCTATAAAATCAGAGAGTTTGTCCGTTGCCGATTGTTCATCTATATGGTAAGAATGATTTTCATCTTCTTCTAAAACTTCAACAGGAGCTGTTTCAACTCGTTTTTTATAATTTTTCTGGTTAGATAAAATCAAATAACGTTTGGCAATTGTACCAAAATAAGAATATGCCTTAGCTCCTTTACTTTGGTCATATAAATGAATTTTGTTTAAAAGGAATGTAATTACCTCATGTTGTAAATCTTCAATATTATCTACCTCTGTGTAATAAAATTTAAAGGTGTGAATAATATTTTCGGTAAGTTTGAAGAAAGCATAGTGAATTTTTTCACTATAAAGTCTACTTCTTTGAGCAGGGTCAGTTAAACTATTATATAATACTATAGAATCTTCAGTTTCTTGAGTAAAGTATTGTACCCCCTTTTTCTTTTTCGTCATTACTAGTTCCATTACTTGATCTCCTTAATGATGAAGGAATTCAAAATTGTTTGAATTGATTTAATTTGTTCAAAAACAAAACCTACCTCATCATCGGATTTAAAAGAACCTTTGTAATCTACTTCTTGTAATTTTTTGTCTGCTTGTTCAATGGTTTCAGAAATCTTATTTAAATAAGACATGTAACCAGATAAAATGTCTTCTTGTCTTTCGTTCTTACGTAAGAGATTAAAGGTCGTGAATCCAAGGGTCACGACCAATATTGAAAGAATTACAATTGCTAATATCATAAATTATCTAATAGGTTTTTTAACCCCTCACTCTTTACAGTATTTAAAGCTTTAGCTTTTTTATCTGTTGTGACAGGTGTTGATTTCTTTCTCTCTAAGGTAAATACCTTCTTTGAGTCCTCCACGCTACCCTGCAATTTTGGTAACCATTCACGTTCAAACTCAATACGAGCAGCCATTAAGTCGGCTTGATGTACAATATAAGGAAGTGATGTACGTGGTTTTTGTTCTGGCATATAAGCCATTAAATACTTCTTATTTGCCTCATCATACAAACCATCATGAGTCTGAATAGTGATCATTTCATTGAAAGTATATTGAATACCATGAGATTGAAGTAAGAATAAACCACGGTCGGGAACTGAGGCAAATGGAACTTTAGTATTAAACATATAGTCCTCACCTAACTTTTCACGTCTCCAATTGTCAGTCTGGGGGATATATGATTCTTGAGTTTCATCTCCCATTTTACCTAAATCATGATTTAAGGCAGAGAATACAAGTTCCTCTTTAGTGTATGTAGTTAAATCGGCTCCCATTTGACCCCACAAATCATGTAAATGAAGGGCACAAGTGATAACACGATTAACGTGTTCTACATATCCACCTGGGAAGGCATTATGGTATTCTTTTTTATGAGCAGCGGGCATCAACATTAGACGCTCACTATATTTTTCATAAAATGACTTAAGTGCTGTTCTACGAGGTTCAGAAATATGATCCTCAATAAATCCCATCAGGTGCAACCAGTTTTGTTGAATTTCTTCAGCAGTAAGATTCATATATTAACGAATTGATGTGTTGATTTCTCCAGGTGAGAATGGTTCTTGATTAATAAAAACTTTAGCGTCCCCTAAAAGCTCTCTCATTTCATTCATGAGTTCATTTATCTTTTGCCAATCGTTACGACGTAAAGCCAGGTTCAATTTCTCAATCACCCCCTCTGTTTTCTCAATCCTTCTAATTATTATTTCTCTGTTTTTCATATTTTCTTTTTTACCCTGTGGTTGGAATATAATATTGGAATTAAATTACTCCAAGCTTAGTTAAAGAAGTCTTTGTACTTCGTCGAGAATCTTTTTAAGATGTGCACATTTTTCGTATTCTTCCTTTTCCTGGAAGTATAAAATGGTTTCATTTAATGTTTTTGGTAAGGATTCGTCAATTACCATATTGATTGATTCTTTATGAGCATCCAGGCTTGGGTCGAATTTTGAAGCATAATACCAAGCTCTTTCGTAAGCAAGATCATCTCCAACCAAATCCAGGTCTGATAAGTTAATTTCTGGATCTGATTTTTCTAAGAAGGAAACGATTTTTCTTTTAAATAACTTATGATTCAGTATTAATTTTTTAAACATACCTAACCAATAAGCGGGATGTTCTTTAAAATCAATAACAATGATTTGTGAATCCTCTTTTATTTTATCTTCAGAACCAGAATCAAATAAGCTAAATATCTTACTGATGTCCATATATCCATACATATGGGCGCCATAAAAAATTTATATAGCGCCTATATTAAACGATAAAATAGTTTACGATAATTGTATCGAAACCGCAAAAACCGCGTTAATAACGCGATTATAATGATTTTAACATCTCAACCATTTTAGGATGAGGATAAATATCTACTTTATCAGGTCTAACTGAGTTGTGAGTAAATACACCTTTTTCTCCTTTGTATGCACGTGGTGTTAAATCAAAAATGTCTTCGTTATAATCTAAGGGAATATTGTAAACTTCTCCCCAATAAAGTAACAATTGTTTTGTAGACTCAATTTGAGCGTCTGTATAATTGTGGTAATATTTGTAACCTTTAAATGGAGTATCTAATTCACATACTTCATCAGCAGGAACTTCACCTTTTACATAATTATAAAATTTACCATTTTTTAAAGTTAAATTACCCCAATTACAAATTTCGATACCAATAGAGTATTTATCTAACTCTTTATATGGTAAACCCATAGCAGCAAAAAACTTAGATTTACATCCTAAATGATATGCCCAATACTTAGAAGAGTAACCTTGTATTATTTCTCCATCTTTTGTATTTTTCCCTTTTCCAGAGATTGAGATACAAGTGGCGATTCTTCCTTGTTTATCTTGAGCCCACCACCTAAATACAGCTTTACCATCTGGGTTGCCAGCTGTATGGTGCAAATAAATTTGCTTTTTAGTATACTGTGTTTTATAGTATTGATTTTCAGGGAAATCAACCTGCGTTATCTTCGGTAGAGTTGCCATTGGTTTTAGGTACAAATTTTTCAACAACAGTTCCAAAAACAGTAGCTATTGTTAAATACTCAACAGCAGCTAAAGCTTCAGGTTTATGTTCTTCTTTACAAATAAATAAAAATACAACTAATGAAACAAAGCCAACGGTACCAAGCACACGTTTGTGCGAGGTACCTTCATTGTTGGCAAACATGTTTTTTAGAAAGTTCAAGGTTTATTTTTTAACTAAAACAGACCACAAACCACCTACTAAAGTGATCAAAGCACCGCTTAATTCCATAGCTGTAGCTTCGTCTACTAAACCTTTGGCTACTAAAATACCACCAAAAAATGTTAATGTGTGACGTAATACGCCTAATACTTGTTCTTTGTTCATAATATTTAATTTTAAATTGTTGATGATAAATATGTAAAAAAAGGTCTACCTTAAAAAAGATAGACCTCTTAATTGTAGCTCAAAGCATCTGACTGCGTTTGAGCGAGAAACCAGGTTCGAACTGGCGACCCCAACCTTGGCAAGGTTGTGCTCTACCAACTGAGCTACTCTCGCTTAAAAAGGGTTCAATGACGGGGTTTAACTTAATTAATTAAAAGTAATCCTTTCCAAGAGATTTTCTTAAAAATTCTACTTTACGATTTGTTTCCTCTAATTCTCTAGATATATTATCATATAATTTATCAACACGAGAATCAATTTTACCATTAACTTTATCTAACTCACGGTAGATATTTCCGTTTTCTTCATTTCTAGAACGATGAACTTCTGATATTTCACGTTCTAGATAACTTAATTCATTGACTTTTTTATTTGACTTTAGTACTACATAAACTAACACAATAGTGCTAACTAACACAATACCCAAACCAAAAGCTAAAATAATTTCCATTTTTTATTTCCTTTCTTTTTTTATGTCAAAGAACCCTTTTTTGGTATTCCCGATTGGATTCGAACCAATGGCCTACTGCTTAGAAGGCAGTTGCTCTATCCAACTGAGCTACGAGAACATATTAACCTAGGAGGGGTCGCTATTGCAATGCATGGGACCTAGATTAAAAATGTTTTTTGTGGGCCTTCCTGGATTCGAACCAAGCACCGGCTGATTATGAGTCAGCTGCTCTAACCTAATGAGCTAAAGGCCCTGAGACAAATGGCGAAATTCGTCTCTGTCTTCAGTGGCGCGGAGAGAGAGGGATTCGAACCCCCGGACCTGTTACAGTCATCAGTTTTCAAGACTGGCGCATTCGACCGCTCTGCCATCTCTCCTATTGGTAGCGAATAATTTGCGATTATTCATTTCTACTTCTGAATATGTTGATTAAGTTAACATCACAACAGGAATTTCATTTTCGTCTAACTACCACCTTAGAGCCACAAGCCGGACTCGAACCAGCGACCATCTGATTACAAATCAGAAGCTCTACCAACTGAGCTATTGTGGCTAATTTATTATAAATATTATGTCAAAGAACAGACTACGTGAGTCTCCGGTACTGCTGGCCGGGATCGAACCGGCACGACCTTTTCGGGTCACGGGATTTTAAGTCCCGCGTGTCTACCTATTCCACCACAACAGCATATCTTTATAGAGCTATATCCCACTCATCCGCTCCTACTTGTAGACATTCTAGGAGTGATGCTTTAGGAAAGCTTTCTTTATGTTTGAACGCTGAATAAACCACTTCAAGCTGCAAATTATAATAATCGGATCGTGCTAAAATTTTATCACACTGATCATTAAATATTGCTTCTTGTTGTGCCATTTCATCTATTTCATTCATATCGTTAATATAATATATGGTTTTAAATAAGCCAAGCTTAAGTACATTCCCTTATGCGGGAACGTACTCAAGAGCCAAATCATACAACTTTTCATTCAACTCCATATCTTTTTGGAAATTCTTAATTTTACGAGCTTTACGAGTTTTAACACCATATTTGTAATTAAATTCTCCATGAACCAATTTTTCTTGGATCACGTTATAAATTGACCACAAATCAGAGCCTTTATCTTCACTACGTTTTGCGGTAAGCAAATCGTTCAAATCAACATCAATACGAGTCATTTCTTCTTCATTGAAACGAACCTCAAGAGCTTTTTTAGCAAAATCAAGAGCTTGTTCTTGATTCAACTCAACTTGACGGAACTTATTCAATGATTCAACAGTCAAAGGCAATTTTTCAACCATTGCTTTAATAGTGTTTTGCAACTCATCAAATGAGTAACCATAATGTCTAATTTTCATGTTTTCAAACTCACGAGAAGAAACAACCAAACCATTTTCACAAACCATACGGAACAAACCAGCAGTAAAAGTAAAGGCATTTTTACCATCATGTGAATTGGTCAACAAGATTTGAGGAAATACGTTATCACCATCTTCAGCAGTGATTTGAATATCGTTGTTACGGAATACAACCAAGTGTTTTTGGTAACCTACACTCTTACGAGCACGAACTTCTTTAGCATCAACAACCCCCCAACCTAGGGCAGCCATATCGTCAATAATTTTATCCGTAGAAATGTGAGCATATTTGTCACTAGTTCCAGGAGCACCTTTAGCAGTAAAGATTGAAGGGGCTTGTTTACGGATTTGATCTTTTGAAATGAATTCGGAATTTTTAATGTTTAACATAACTCTTATTTTTTATTTTTTTCTATGTCGTGAATATACGAAGGGGATCCTGCGGAGCCAAATTTCTTTTAAAAAGAATAACCTTCTTCTTCAGCAGTTTCTTCATCAATAAAAGTCCATTCAAATTGACAATCATCAAATCGATCTTCTGCTTCCCACAAAACTTTATTAACTTCATCCATATCTTCTTCATAAACCATCATAGAATATTGGCTTGTTTTTTCATACCCATCTGTTTGGCTACCCAAATACTCAAATCCTAAGTATACGTTATCTAAGCGTTGTTGTAACATTTCATCCACTTCGTCATCGATCATTGTACCATAATCAAAGGTAAGCGATAATATAAGGTAGTTTATACTTTTCATTTTCTATTTTAAATTTGCCCGAGGGTTTTTTCTACTTTACTTAATATGTCTATACGTATATACGATTACAATGGATCAAACATATGTCCCATTTCCTCGATTAAATATATGGCATCTTCATTAGGAATGTCAAAAAATTCTCTATCGTTGCGAAATCTACAATAATTAAGTTTAGCGTGTAGAGCTTGTTCAAAATCATAGGGGCGAGAACATTTATAAAAATAAGCAAGTTCCCAATCAACAACAACTCCAGCATTATTAATCTGTTGAAGGCGTTTTTCAGGACGGTTAGTGGTCATACCTATTTTACATTTACCCGGGTATTGTTTATTAATGAGAACATAAACGTATCCACCAAGTCCATTTTTACGTGATTCGTCTTCGTTATGAATACCTATATGGCGGAAATACAATACATCCTCCCACCCATCATCGGCTGGAAAGTTCGGATTAGTTGAGGGTACTCGTGTATAATGAGTAATAGTTCCCATCCGTACTCCCCCCATTCCGTCGCTCTTGAGAGCAACCTGGATATATTGGGGGTTGTTTAGAATTTGGTCGGAAGAAAGGAATTGGCTCATAAGTGTTTGACAAACTTTTTATATAAAGAGATCCTCATCATCGTCATCGTCCTCATCTTCCCACCAATCGGGGGAGATGAT